CGGAACAACTCAGGCAACTGGAGCAACGCTAGTACGTTTTGGTTTATATACGGTTGTAAATGACACAGCAACACTTGTAGCCCAAACAGCTTCAGATACAACAATCTTTAGTTCAACTAACACGCTATATAACAGGGTGTTTAGTACAGTTGGCGGTCTTCCAGCAACCTATACGCTTCAAGCAGGAACTCGATACGCTATTGGAATCATTATAGTAGCAACTACGCCTGGAAACGTGTACACAGCTTTTGGTCCAAACCCATCTGCAATCAGTACACTATCACCAAGAATTACTGGAGCAGTGGCTCTGCAGTCAGACCTACCGGCATCAGTAGCATCGTTTGCATCAACTACCGTTGGACCTTGGGGAAGACTATCATGACAACTAAAGTAAGCTTAGGAATAGACCCTGCCACAGGCGCAGAAAAAATCGAGGTACGAGACGACGAGGGAACAGTAATAGGTTACGACCTAGTATTCCCTGAAGAATAACGGCCATCGGAGGGCCAATGAAAATAGCTGTATACACGATTGCATTAAACGAAGAGCAGTTTGTAGAAAAATGGTATCAGTCAGCAAAAGAAGCTGACTATCTACTAATTGCAGATACTGGTTCTACTGACCTAACTAAAAAATATGCCAGGAACTACGGCATAAATGTCATTGACATCTCTGTAAAACCTTGGCGTTTTGATGATGCTCGTAACGCTGCCCTTGCAGCTTTACCCAACGACATTGATATATGTATAGCCTTGGATATGGACGAAGTTCTAGTGCCTGGATGGCGTTGGCACCTAGACCGAATGTCAAAAGATACTACCCGTCCAAGATACAAGTACACGTGGAATTGGAATGAAGACGGAACTCCAGGCCTTCAGTACGGTGGAGATAAGATACATGCTCGTCACGGCTATCGGTGGAAACACCCAGTTCATGAAGTATTAACTACCGACCGTATAGATGAGATTCAAACCTGGATAGGTTTAGAGATTCACCACCATGCAGACAACTCAAAGCCTAGATCTCAATATATGCCCCTTCTTGCACAGTCTGTAAAAGAAGACCCGTATGACGATAGAAATGCCTTTTACTACGCTAGAGAATTATTCTTCTATGGACAATTTGATGCGGCCATTGAAGAATTTAAACGTCACCTATCTTTACCAAAAGCGGTATGGAAACCAGAACGAGCAGCATCTATGAGGTATATATCTAAACTTATGAAAGAATTTACAGAAAAAGAAGCTTGGCTTAAGAAGGCAGTTAATGAGGCTCCCGATAGAAGAGAGCCCTATGTAGAACTAGCAAAGCTGTACTATGAAAATAACCGTTGGTTTGACTGTCTAGATGCCGCAGAAAACGCACTTGAAATTACTGAAAAGCCCCTAGAGTATTTATGTGAGGAGTTTGCCTGGGGTTCTGCGCCCTGGGACTATGCGGCTATAGCGGCCCATAACCTAGGTTTATCGGATAAAGCCATTCAATACGGCACTAAGGCCGTAGAATTAAACCCGAATGATCAACGCCTAATAACAAACTTGGCTTTCTACACTAAGGAGCACCCTCTTGGCGACAATATATAAAGTCCTGGGTCAGCTGGCTGCAGCTGCATCTAATGCTGGAGAAACCCTATATGCAGTTCCTTCTGGATCCTCAGCCGTAGTATCTAGCATCACAGTCTGTAATCGCGGCACAGCCGCAGCAACCTATAGAATTGCTATACGAAAAGCTGCTGCCCCATTAGCTAATAACCAGTATCTTGTTTACGACACAAACATTCCTGGTAATACTACGACTAGCTACACCCTTGGAGTTACTCTTGCCAGCACAGATGTAATAACAGTTGCTAGCGCATCTACAGCTAACCTAACCTTTCAAGCTTTCGGCTCTGAGATTTAGGGGCTACTGTGGCTATAACTAATAATGGCCAGCCTCAAGGCCCAATACAATTTACAGACGCTGCCTCCGGAGCACGAGTATTTATTGGAGGCACAACTCCAACAACTCCTGCCCCAGGAGATATCTGGATAGATTCTGATGTACAGAATAATGCTGGAAAAAACACTATATCTGAAACCACATTATCAACAGCCTCTGTGTCTCTTACAGTCCCAAACTCTTATAAAGACGTATGCCTAGTACTAAAAAACGTACAGCTATCCACAAACGGAGACATACTTGTCAGATTAAATGCTGACTCTACCGGAGCCAACTATCTTGGCGGATCAGCTCTACACACAATTAGTTCTGTAAAAGCTGGCGGTAACAACCTTATAGTAATAACCATACAGGAGAGCCAGGCACTTACTCCTAAATTTTCAAGAATAGAGGGAGTATACGTAAACTCCTCTAATGCTTTAGCCTCTGTAACTGCTGCAGGTGGGTATAGTCAAACTACCGCATTAACAACAATTAATTTAGCAACCTCAACCGGCACCTTTGCTGGCGGAACTGCAACCGTATATGGAGTTAACTAATGGCAATTAAAAGATGGAATGGAACAAATAACTCCTGGGAAGCATTTGGAAGTCCCCAGGTAAACATTGCTGCTTTAGGTATAACCGCAGAATCTATTGGCGCAGTATCAAAAACTAATGGATCTATGACCTCTTCAAGCACTAGCTTGACCGCAGTTAGAAATATGACGGTATCCACAAGTGCTCCAACATCTGGTCAAGGATCTGATGGAGACGTCTGGCTGCAGTACGTATAGGACTAACAAATGCCAGGTTCTATTAAAAATGGCGGTATCTGGAGATCCGCAACCGGTCTATACATAAAAGTAGGCGGTACTTGGCGTACCGTCACTTCAGCGTATGTAAAGGTTGGCGGACAATGGAAGCAGTGGTTTGCTTCTAAAATTCAAGACGCATTTAATAGGGCATCAACCGCTGCTGGTTTAGGCACTGCAGATAGCGGACAGGCTTGGAATGCTACCTCAGGAAACTGGCGCATTAACGCCTCTAATCAAGCACAGAGCGATGATTCAGCAAGCAATTATCCAATAGTCTCTGCAAATCTTGGAAACACGGACGTAAAAGTTCAAGCGGATGTATCAGGTGGAGTTGGTCCAGCATTTTGGGTAAGCAGCGCCGGATCATGGTGGGCTGCAGTCCCTCGTTACACTACCGTTACAACAAGCTCTACATCTACAGTATGTGATCAAAACTTGGCATCATGTAACGGATCTGGATGTAGTCCTTCAGGAAGTTGTTGCTCAGGAGTATCTGAAAGCTCCTCCAGCAACTGCAATGGTGGGTACGTACAATGTTCAAACTCTTCATGCAGCGACTATCCAAATAGATGTGCAGGACCTTTTAGCAGCACAAGCGGTGGCGGACAAACCTGTAATGCTGGTTGCGGTTCAAATCAAAGCGGATGTCCTGCTGGAAGTTGTTCGTGTTCTTCCTCTACTTCTGGTGGAACCCAATCCTGTACTGGTGGAAAAACAGACGTATTTCAAGGCTCTAACTGCTCTAGTCTTGGTGGAAACTGTGGTTCTGGGCCGTTTACTGAAACAGTAAATAGCAGCTATTGCGGTGGAAACGCTTGCTATGGAAGCGACTATATGACTGCTCTTTTAGCACCAGGTTGCGGTCTTCCTGTCGATAACGGAAGTTACCAATGCCCTGGTGGACAAGTATACGGATCATTTAATGGACAGCCATTTGGATGTTATACGCAAAATACCGGAAGCATTTACTATGAACTAAATGATGGTGGAAGCTGTTTTGGAGTTGCACCAGCTGGCGCATCCGTTCAGCAAGTAAGCTGCTCTAACTGTGGGTCATGTCCTGCAGGTGGATTTGTCTGCTGTAAGGTAACTACATCTAGCGGCGGATATACATATATCGGCCCAGGAACATATGTAACTAACTACTGTAAGGGAACTGGAGAAGTCCCATTTAGTTATACAAACTACTATTGTTATACTGCTCTTGTCGGCAGCCCATCAGTTACTACCTATAACTACTGTACGGGATATACTCAGAACCCAGTAGTAACCACGTACTATGCATATACTTCTTCTACAACAACAATTACTCGCTCATGCTATACGGGTACTAGAACTATTTCAAATCCAATTACTAATTATAAGACTGAGTTAGTGCTACTAAGCTCTGTCTCTGGCTCTGTAGTTAGCTCAGCATCATCTACAATCTCTGATAATACCTCTGGGTTTACAACTGTAGGGTCAGTGTACGTACAGACTGGAGGAAATGCCATATCTGCATATGCGTATTCCTCAGCAAACCTTGGTGGAAGCCAACTTGGCGCCACCCTTACCCACACAGCCTCAAACCCTACTAAGGGAACTTCTGTTGGTATAATTAAGACTCCATCTACGGGAAGTCAAGGCTCTACAGCCGATAACTTCTTAGCCACTATATAGGAGCACAAATGAGCGATAGACCAGCACGTCCCTGGGATTTGTTTAATAAAAACATAGGCCGGGTAGAAAGCGACATAGCCGTAAAGAGACTAGAAATCTGCAAAGGCTGTGAAAAGTTTATAAAAGCAACAACCCAATGTAAGGAGTGCGGCTGCATAATGAAGCTAAAGACTAAGCTACCAAATGCATCCTGCCCCCTACACAAGTGGGAAGCAGTATCCGACAAAATCTATAAGGAAGAAATCTAATGGCAGAAACAGTAGATAAAGCAAACATACCGCCTATTAAGATAGCTTTTGTAATTGATGGAGAAGTTGTAGACGTTCTTCATACTGATTCAAGACTTGCCGCTATCTTTTTAAGTGAACCTAAAATTGTAGACGTTACCGACCTTTATGAAGCAGGATCACCTGTATTTGTAGGAGCTATCGATAACGAGGATGGAACCTTTACAAATCCTGAGAAGAAAGACTAATTTAAATGCGTGGTGAAAGAAGGTTGGGACGTTTTGATATTAACCACGAACGTGGCTCAATCATTTCTGGCACCACACGAGAAGTGGTCCGTACAGTCGGATACATTATTGAGTGGTGGCTATATGATGAGGAAAACACTCTCATAGACCCAATTTATGATGTTGGATCTGACGGTGGCGGAAGAAGATGGCATGGACCACATCACATTCCAACAATTAATGCTGCCCTATATCAGGGTGCTGCCCCTCAAAATGACCGAGGTCTCTATAACGCCGATATTTTGCGTGTAACTCTCAACATGGACATCATTGAAGGTAACAAGCGTACAGGCGGAGAAGCTTTAGTTATCCCAGAACTACGCAGCATGCCTACTAACCCAGATGCTTATCTGCGAGATCGAATAGTCTTTAGAAATGAAGTTTTCTCTATAAAGCAGCTTTATCCAAAAGGTATTATTACTGATGACTATACCCTTTTTACTATAGACTGCGTTCAGGTAAACCCTGAAGAACTTATTAATGATCCTCAGTTTCAACAATACTCAACATATAGTCCATTTGGTCCTAAGAATCAATATGACTGGGAAGGACCATAAAATGGCAAAAAACAATCCATGCTGGGACGGCTATGTTCAGGTAGGATTTAAAAGTCAAGGTGGTAAAAAGGTCCCCAACTGTGTGCCGGAAGGTAAGGGAAAAGACAAGGTTCCGGCCCCTAAAAAGAAAAAAGGTAAATAAATATGTGCGCTGTCTGTGGTTGTGGAAAGAAAAAGGGACAAGCCGGATACGGTAAGGGCAAGGCAGGAAAGAAAACCCTATCTCCAAAGCAAAAGAAGATTGCCGGTGCTGTAAACCCTAAAGGAAAGATTACAGGAGCCGACTTTAAGGCTCTCAAGAACAGAAAGGGTATGTAACTATGTGTGCTACCTGCGGATGTATGAAACCAAAAGACAAGCATGGCATGAAAACCCTTGCCGCCGCTAACAAAAAGTTTGCTAAAACTAAGAAAAAAGCGGCTAAAAAGAAAGAGAAGAAGTGACAGACCTACCTCTAGCGAAAGAACAATGCAAGTGTGGCAACTGCGCCTGTGGAAAGGGTCAAAATGAAGAAGCCTAAAGCTAAAATGATGAAGGGCAAATACGTCAAGTCTAAAGACGAACCAGTTGATGCCTATCTTACTCGAAATCTTGATGAAGAACAAAAAGAAGAGTTTGAGAAAAAAGATAAAGCTCATGGCAAAAAAGCCGACCCCAAAACTATGCGTAAAGACATATCTATCGATAAGAAGATTATCAAGGGGATAGAAAAGAAGGAAAAAGCCCACGAAAAGAAGGAAGGCAAAAAGGGCGAAAAAGCTGAGGAAAAACGAGAGAAAAAGAAGAAAAAGAAGTAATGATTTAGCCCCCTATACGGGGGCTTTTTCATTTATCCTTGGACTTGACGCCGGGGAAACCCGGAACCCTGCTGATTTACCCTGCAACCTCTATGGAGGATTTTTACGATGATACTATTAGCCAAACGGCTAGCCCGTCAAGAAACTGATGCTGACAAAATTGAGTTTGTCAAAGGCATCACTGGTTTTACACCAGAAGAAGGAAGAAAGAAAGCCGTTAAAGGCTTTGTGGCTGGTTACTTGTTAACCACCGCTGCTCTTGCTTCTAAATGGCGTCGTTAGAACACTTCATCGTAAAAACAGTATCTCAGGGTCAGCAGAAAACAGCAAAGCAACTAACAGCAAAACTCCGTCGTCGTGCGTATGACGCGGGGTGGCCTAGCCATGCCGGAAGACATTTGACTGTCGTTCCAGAAAATAAAGGATTTGGAGTAACCTACCCAAAACAGCACGCTAGTCGAATTGAAGCTATGGAGTATGGGACTCAAGATACACCACCATCTCCGGTAGTTCGCCAGTTTTTAGCTGGAAGTAAGGACACCGATCTTTCTCGACATATTGGTAGCGCAATGCGGAAGGCTGGGTGGATCTAATGCCATTTATCATGAATGAAGACAAAGCCTTAAAGGCAAAGCTATCTGGCATAACTGTTGCAGATAGTGGAAACCCTACTCGTCCTGTTGGAGTGTGGTTTGGTCAACCAGATAAAGAAATTAGACATCAGTCTTATCCATATATAACTATAGATCTTATAGCTGTAAATGTTGGAAAAGAAAGAGAGCACAGGGGAGATGTAGTTTTAACTTATACCCCTGAAGGAGCAAACCCAAATCAAGAATATAGAACCTATTTTCCAATACCTATAGATTTAGATTATCAAGTATCGACGTGGTCTCGTCAACCAAGGCACGATCGACAAATAATGGCTGAACTGTTTAAAACAGATCGGCTTCCATTTAGATTTGGAGGGGTAGTAGTCGAAGAAGACAATACAATTCGTCGTCTAGACCTACTGAGCTTCGCCAAAAGAGACGCCACAGATCAGGACGGAAAACGTCTGTTCAATAACGTCTACACTGTAAGAATAAGTTCGGAAATTCTTCCGTACCCTCTCGAGCAGTTGCAGTACCAAGTAACCCAAAACCCAAACATATCGTTCACTTATCAAAATACCCCATTTACGGTCATAAACTCATAACAATACGGTCCCCCAAGTAAACTAACGATTAAGGAGAATATCGAATGGCTACATACAGTAGACCAGGCGTGTTTATTCAAGAAGTGGAGCTTCCACAAGCTATTGAGCTTGGCGAAGGCGGTTCTGCTATTGGAGCTTTTGTTGGCGCTCTAAATCAGGGTCCAACATCTGCACCGGTACTAGTAAGCTCTTGGTCAGAATTTACCAAGACTTTTGGTTCATTGAATGACGCTTACCCAACAACCTGGGCTGCCTACAATTTCTTTGCAAATGGCGGCCGTCAACTATACGTTAAGAGAATTACTGGAAGCGGTGCTGCGGCAGCGAATGTAACTCTTACAGATAGAGCTCAAACCCCTCAAGACACATTAACTCTTACAGCAAAAAGTGCTGGTACCTGGGCAAATAGCCTTGCAGTATCTGTAACTGCTGCTGGAACAGATACTCGCTTTAACCTAACTGTGTACGGTGCTCCTACAATTTCTGGAGTTGCAACATCTAATGTTCTTGAAACCTTCACAGATCTAAGCATGGATTCAACAGATCCTCGTTACGCAGTTACAGCAATCAATGCAGACTCAGCATATCTAGTAGCGGTAGATGAGCAATCACCTACAGTAGCACCAGATGATATGCCAGATATTTCTGGACTCGTTGCTTTAGCTGGTGGTTCAAACGGCTCTCAACCAGCCCTAAACGACTACACTTCAGGTCTAAACTCTTTAGATCCAATTACTAGTCCACTAGTTATTAATATCCCTGCAGCTGCATATGTGTATACCACTTCAGGTACTGGTGCAGAAAGAACATTCTCACTAGATCTTAGTGCTGCTGCGGTAGCTTACGCACAAGGTCGTGGAGATGCATTTGCTGTTGTAGATCTTCCTCAAGGCCTAACTGTTGCTGAAGCAAAAACTTACGCATCAGACCTTAAGGCTAAGTACGCTGCTAACTCTGATGGTGGAGTTGCTGCAATGTACTACCCATGGGTACAGATTCCAGATTCACTAAAGGCATCCAGATCTGCACTTCGTAATCAAGCTCCTGGAGCAATTATGGTTGGACAGTATCTAGCTACAGATGCATCTAAGGGTGTATTTAAAACTCCAGCTGGATTTACAACTCGCCTAGCGCTTGCAGTTAATACTCAAAGACTGTTGACAAATGCTGAGCTAGATGCACTAAACACTGGAACTGAACCAATAAACGCTATTCGTCAGGTTCCTGGCGCTGGCATTGTTGTTATGGGCGGTCGTACCATGAACAATACTACAAACGACCGATACATCAACATCCGTCGTTCTCTTATCTACATCAAGAAAGAGCTTGAAGATCGAAGCTCTTTTGCAGTGTTTGAGAACAACGATTCAATTTTGTGGAACAGACTATCTGTGGCCCTATCTACGTTCCTACGTGGTTACTGGCAGCAAGGCGGTCTGCGTGGAGCTAGCCCTCAACAGGCTTTCTATGTAAAAGTAGATGCTACTACCACATCATTTGCAGACATACAGAACGGCCGAGTTAACATTGAGGTGGGAGTTGCGCTGCAATACCCATCTGAGTTCATTGTTA